CTCGGCCGGCGGTACGACCGACTGTACGAGCACGACCTCGACAATCCTTGGGAGCGGGGCCGGCGCCCGCATTCTCAAAGAGCTCGACTGTACGAGTGTTGAGCCGGCCAAAGTCTCGATAACATTCCTCGGCGCAGGCCCTTTTTCGATCGACGACATCGGGGTAAAAGACACGCTCTCGGTATCGGGTACCGGGTTCAGCGTGTCGGCCGAGGCGTATCTGTCGAAGTTCGGGATAGGCGCCAGTGTCGGCGAGCTGGTTACGGGCTCGGCAGAATTTCAACTCACCGGAGGCTAGGCGATGGCGCTCGATAAGTTAAAGGACATTTTGGCGTTGCAGGACGTACCGGCGGCGATCGAATTCCATGTTCCAGAATGGGGCGATACGGTCTTTTTGAAGTCGCCCTCAGCGAACGACCGAGACCTCTGGGAGGTCTACTGCCAGGAGGAGAAGGGCAAGCCGAGGAAAACGATCTGGAGAGCCAAGCTCGCGGCGATGTTGCTCTCCGACCGCGATGGCAAAGTTCTGTTCAGCGACCCGAAGGATGTCGAGCGACTCGGCGAGCACTCGGCGGCGGCCCTTCATCGGATCTGGGAGCGGTGTCTCGACCTGATGAAAATCACGGAGGTCGAGGTCGACGCAATGGAAAAACATTCGGAGCCGGCCGGAGAGACAATTTCTCTACCGGCTGGCGCTTGAGTTGGGCGAGTGGGACGTAGACGCACTGGCGAAAAGGATCTCGGTCAAACAGCTAACAGAATGGATGGCGTTCTATCGGCTCGAGCCGTTTGGCAACTCGTGGAGGCAGTCGGCGAGAGCGGCAGTATGGGCGGCAGCAGCAGCAGGAGCGAAGGTAAGCCCAGACGACGAGGACAGATTCCTACCGTGCTACCGCCCCGGCGGGGCCGTTATGACAGACGCGGAGATTCAACAGGAACTACGGAAAATTCCCGGTTACGAGGGTTGAGTTATGGCGGCGAGCGTCGGCAAAGTACGAGCAGTATTCACGGCGTCGACGTCTGGACTAACGTCTGGAATGGCGCAGGCCGGAGCGTCGGCGAAGGGCCTGCAAAGCCGGCTGGCCGGCCTTCAAGGCTCCATGCGTTCGTTGGTGGCGATCCAAGGGGCGCAGCTATTCGGGTCGATCGTATCGTCGGCCGCGTCTGGCGCTCGTTCCATGATCGCTCTAGGGCAGTCTGCCGCTGAGACGGTCGACAACATCTCAAAGGTTTCTCGCGTCGTAGGCATGAGTTACGGCGAGTTGGCGTCTCTCGCTCACGCCGGCGATCTGGCGGGCGTGTCTATGAATGCGATGGCGAAGGGCGCCACGAAAAGCGACATTGCGATGGTAAAGGCTTTGAACGGAAACAAAACGGCTATAGCCTCGTTTGAGGCCCTCGGCCTATCCGTCCAAGACCTCGCCGGAATGAACTCGGCAGAAAAGTTCGCGGCGATCTCTGGCGCAATTGGCGGCCTACCGACAGCGGCCCAGCGGGCAGCGGCAGCGGTCAGCATATTCGGTAAGGCGGGCGCCGAGCTCCTGCCGCTATTTGAAATGGGGGCCGGTGGCGTGGCAGCGGCGACAAAGGACGCGGAGCGGTTCGGTCTAGCGCTCACGAATGCTCAAGCTATCGACGTTGAAAACATGAACGACTCGTTTACGCGGGTCGGGGCGGCGATCCAAGGCGTTATTCAACAGGTCGTGGCGTATCTGGCACCGGCCCTAGACGCGGTTAGCCAAGTGTTCTCGAACCTGATTGGCGATATGGGCGGGGCGAAGATCGGCTCTATGATCGGCGAGAAGATAATCGAGGGGGCGATTTTTTTCGCCGGCATCGCCGACACGTTTATCGCCCAGAGCGGCGGCTTGTTCGAGTATTTCTCGCAGATCGGCGGGCAATGGAATGCCGTCTGGGGTCTAGCCAGCAGGATCGGGAGCGTATTCCTCGCAGTCGGGGACGCCCTCAAAGTCACGTTCGGCGTTCTTGCCCTTTCGATCACGGCGCCAGTGCAAGCGCTCGCCGAGGTGGCGGCCTATATCGGAAAGAGCCTCGGGTTTGATACCAGCGGCCTAGACGCTTTTATCGCAGGGGCCGAGGCGTTCAATCTCACAATGATCTCAGGCATCGAAGAGAATGCCAAAAGCGCAGCGGCGAACATTAGCGCAGCCTTCTCCGACGGCGCACCGCAGGCCGGCGCAGCGATCGCTACGCCACTAACGGACGCGATCCGACAAGCTCAGGGCGTCGCTCAAGCCTCCGCGATGACGCCTAACCAACCGCAGGCCGTCGCCCCTGTGACGGTCGAGGTCAAGGCCGAGCTCTCGCGTGAAGCGATCCAAGGCATCGACAGCCGATCGACTGCCGGAGCGACTGAGATGTTTCGCCTGATGCGGGAGAATCCACGCCTCGAGGTGCAAGACAAGATCGAGGAAAACACAAGGGCTACTTCTCTCAACACGCGAGATATGGGGATCGACATAGATTCGGTCGAGTTCGCCGGGGCGGCGGGAGCATAAAATAAAATGGCAATCGTCTACACAAAAGAGCTACCGCGTGAGCGGAGCCAGAGCGGCGCACACGGGGAAACCTACACCTATACGCGGGCGTTCCTCGTTCGCACGGACGACCCAAACGAGCCTCTACCGAACATAACAAACGCTCCGGATTTTGCGTGGCTAGACGATCACCCAGACGACGCGAGCGTCGGGGCGCTCTCGTTTGAGACGACGCCGGCTGACGATTCAAGCCTCCTCTATTACGTCAAAATAAAATACGGCGCAAGGCCGGTCGACGCTGATAGTTCGTGGTCGCCCGGTGGCGTACCAGGGGCGGTCGAAGGGTTGATGAAGTTCCCTGTTTGGTCGGGCTCGAGCAGCGTTACGACGGGGCCGTGTCTCGAGGACAAAGACGATGAAATGATCGTGAACTCGGCGGGCGATCCGCTCGAGGGCATGGAAATGGAGATGGCCGACGCCAAGCTGACGGTAACGAACTACGCCACGACTCATACAAACTGGATGACAGCGGCGAAGACCTATACAAACTCGTGCAACAACGCTACGTGGAACGGCGGCGCTATCGACTGCTGGAAATGCCAAGGCTGTTCGGCGAAGCTCGCGACCGAGAACGTCGGCGGGGTTACGTTCAATTTCTGGGAGCTCACGTGGGAGTTTGCCTACCGCGAAAAGTCGTGGCGGCTACGGCCGTGGGATATTGGGTTTGCCGAGAAGTGTGACTCCGAGGGCGTAGCGTCTTCGACGGGTACGCTACGGAAAGCCATAAAGGGGGCCGACGGCAAAGCGACTCCGCGACCCGTCGCCCTGGCGTTGGGCGTTGCCAAGCCTGCCGGCCAGCCGCCCGACGCTTTATCGTTTGTGATCTACGAGCGTCAGAATTTTATGACGGAATTTGGGGAAGTGTTTACGCCGGCCTCGGGGCCGAGTTAATGGCAAACAAACCAAAAGCCAACGCGGCCGACCGCCCGGTAATGATCTCGGCCGATAGCGCTCGCCGCGTCGGTCGCATGCTCTCGGCCTACGAGGGGGGCGACAGGGCGATAACGCCGTACGTGGTGCCAAACGGATTCGTTGACGGCGACGACGAGCCCGTCCGTCTCTGTAAGACGACGGCGGCGTGGGCGAAGAACACTACCGCAACGCTCAATGTCTGGGAGGACGGGACGCCACCGAACGAGACGCAGACGGCCGGCCAGACGGTCGAGGACGTAGTTAATAAGTTCGCGGCAGTCGCCACCGATAAATTCTGCATGATCGCGAAGGCCGCGAACGGCTCCTGGTACCTTATCGCAGCGGAGTGTTAATGTTCGACCTCCTCGCCGCTGTATCGTCGGTCGACCCGCCTGCCGTCTTGGCGTGGCTCGTCCTTGTGTTCGCGGCGGGAATGTATCCGGTCGGCATTATGCTCGGATCGAACTGCTCCGCGTGTTGCGGATGCCTTGAATGCGCAGAGGGAACGCTACCCGACACAATTACGGTTGCGATCTCTGGCTATAACGATGAGTACGTGCAAGGCCCAAATCTAGCGTTGCTTTCGTTTTCCTCAAACTTTGGCTCCGGTGCGTCGGGTCGAGTGGTGGCGCCGAGCGGCGATCCTGCGACCGCCAAAGGGCCTATATCGGAAATTGAAGTCAGCTACAGCGGCAGTGAGTACGCGGTTCTTGGCCGCGTCGCTCCGACGCTCACGCTTACCGGCTACCCCTACGGCGGCGGCACCGGGGCGACGTTCACGCCGACGCTGGCTAACACGCAGGACGCGAACGGCTACGACCTGTGGTCGCTCGCGTCTGTTGCGGTATCCGGCGGCACCGGTTACGTGGACTTTGAACCGCTCACGATCACTGTGGCAGATGGCGACACGCAAGTCTCCCTGGCGTCTGCGATTACCTTCGTTGACAAGTCGCCGCCGACGTTGACTTTGAGCGGCACGGCAACGGCGACCGTCCTGCTTTCGGGCGTAAGTATTTTTCTCGACAACCCCTACTACACGGTTGGCTCCGTTACGGTTACCAACGGCGGCAGCGGTTACACCAACGGGCAGGCCCTCACCTTTTCGGCTGGCGCAGGAGACGTAATACTTACCAACGCGACAGCAACCGCAGTAGTTGTCTCCGGCGACCAACTCCATTCGGTAACCGTCACAAACCCGGGCAACTACTACCACTCCGATCCCGGCGGGATTAGCGTAGTCGTGAAGGATGGCGGCAGTTACTACCGCGAGGACGCAAGCGCTACGCCGTATCTTGCGACCGTCACGATAGCCGTGGTTCAATCGGCACCTAGCACAGGCAGCGGCGCGGTGCTGGCCGCGACGATTGACGATGACACGGCTAGCGCGAGCTTTGGGTTTATTACGGGCGTCACGATCACGAACGGGGGCGACGGCTACCTCGCATGGGCAAACCGAGTGGAGGAATGTTGCGAGGATTACTGGAACGGCATGAGCGTAGTTCTCAAGCGTGGCAAGAACAATGCGGGCGTAGACGACCCCTGTTGGTATTCGCACTCAATGTGCGGGACGAGTTGCGGGGCGACTGTATTCGTCCAGTATCGCGGCCCATTAGAGTCGCCGATCGCCGGCGTTTCGTCGGGGGAATGCGGCTATTCCGTAGAGGCATCGACGCTCGTAACCGACTGCACTGGCTTGGCGTTCACAGCAACGCACGCCAGCGGGGCCACGTTTACCGTTACTCCGGGCGGCGAATACCTAGAGGTGTTCGAGGCGGGCGACGCTAGTCAGAATTGCTTCTCCTGTTGTCGTGGCGATTCGCCTGCGCCGGACGAGATTGAGGTCGAAGTCTCTTGGGTAGGAGACCCCGTTGGGTACAACTATGCCGATACGCTCGGGACAATGGTGCTATCTAGATACATGCCCTCTGGCGGTTGCAGTTCGCAATGGTCAATCGTACTCCCTAACAATATATACGGCCCAATTGGATCAATTGGCGTAAGCCCACGGGTTATTGTGCAAATCGGGCAATGCAGCGACCAGATGCCGCCGGGGGTTGGTTATGAAAACCTGAGCGAATCATGCGATCACTGCTGGAAGAAGTGCGAGACAACAGCATTCGTTAATTTTAGTTCGCAAGGGGGCGGAGCAGTCACGATAATTCTACACTCTGACTCCTGCGCGTCTTGCGTTGATAGTCCGACTTGTGGGCCTTCTGCTGGTACTTACGTCTGCGACAACTCTTATATCCCAAGTGGGTATCCGTGGATTTTTCAAAGTTGGACTGTGGTGGTCTCGTGAGTATGTGCGACTTCAACAACCCGGCGCAAGTCTGCCCTACCTGCGGCTACGTCGCCAAGCGACTGCCGACGTTCCGAGAGTGTCGCCCTTTACCGGAAAAGGTCTGGCAGCCCATCCCACTGGGCGACGTTACGGAGCGACTGCTGATCTCCATTGGTCTGACGAAAGAGCGGGTCGAGGAATGGACGAGGACAAAGGACAAGCCCGGCGGATGCGGATGCAGTGCTCGGCAGAAGTGGCTGAACGAGATGGGAAACAAAATGCAGTACAGGGTGCGGGATGCGATGAGGGCAGCGGAGGAGTTCTATCTAGGCCAATAGCCAGAGGCACGGATGCCGAAGCGACGACAGCCCACGAGGATTTTTATCGACGGCCGCCAGTGGCGTATCGTCCGGTCGAGGCTACGTCGGCTATGGGGCGACTGCGATTACGAACTCGGCCGCATACGAATCAATAGCCGGCTAGTCGGCGAGGATCTGCTCAACACGCTCATTCACGAGATCCTCCACGCGAGGTTTCCAGACCTCTCGGAGCAGAGCGTAAGAGACTTTTCAGACGAGCTCGCCGGCGTGGTGAACTCGTTCGGTTTCGAGATCGCAGACCACGAGGAGGGATCGTGAACGACAAAGGCAACTTTTCGGCAGCGGCAAAGGCTCGAAGACTTATTAGGAAATTCCCCGACGCCTCGGCCCTCAGCCTCGCCCGCCGATTGAAAGCCGAGATCAATGGCGCTTCGACAGTGGAATCCTGCCGATCGACAGTACGGCAGCAGCTCGGCCAGGGCGGCCCGTACCGTCAAGCAGTCGCAAAGAAACACCGCACGTACCGAGCACCGCGAAAGCCGGGGGAGAATCGGGCCGAGATGCCGAAGAGCCTCGCCTCGGCGTGGTCGCCGTTTGTCCTGGGCGTAACGGGACAGGTCGGAATCCTGTCCGACATTCACGTTCCCTATCATTCGGTCAAGGCGTTGGCGGCGGCCGTCAAACACCTGAAAACTCTGGGGCTCAAGGCCTTGATTCTCAACGGCGACTTCGCCGACTTCTATTCAATCTCGCGTTGGACAAAGAATCCGGCCCAGCGGGACTTCGCCGGCGAGCTCAAGTCGGTGCGGGCCTTGATCGGCTGGCTCCGGTCGGAGTTCCCACGCATTCCGATCATTGCCAAGCTCGGCAACCACGAGGAACGCTGGGAGCACTGGTTGTGGGATCATGCTCCGGAGATCTCGAGCGAAACTGAAATGGGCCTCGAGGCGTGGTTGCACCTGACGGCCAACGGCGTCGAGCTCGTCAAAGACCAGCGGATCATTCTCGCCGGCGAGCTGCCGATAGCCCACGGCCACGAGCTACCCAAGGGTATGGCGTCGCCGGTCAACGCGGCACGGGGGGCGTTCATGCGAACGATGTCGACGATCCTCATCGGCCACGGCCATCGAACTAGCGGCCACTGCGAACAGGATATGTGGCAGAGCGAAACCTTCTGTTGGTCAACTGGTTGCCTGTGCGACCTCGCCCCGGAGTACGCCCGGATAAACAAATGGAATTGGGGATTCGCCTCGGTCGAGATTGCGAAGACCGGCGGCGGGTTCGACGTACAGAACTACCGGATTACCGGGGACGGCAAGGTACGCTCGAGCTAGAGGGGAACATGATCGCACGACTCGACTACGTTCTCCCCGCCGAGGCTGACACGTTCGACTGCGCTCTCGCCGGGGCGGCGTGGCGGGCAGTGGCTCGCACCGTCGACGCCCACGTAGCGGGGAGGCTGGCGCTACAGTTGTCGCCGGCGGCAGCCTGCGAGCTCGAGTCGTTGCGAGATGTTTTTAGGGCGTCGCTCGAGCTACGTAGATTGAGTTTGGTCGGGCGATAAAATCTGGGCAGGAGGATTCGAGATGCTGGCAGAAGACATCCTGATCGCGGCATCGAAGGTGGTCGAGGATCGGCGGGCTACGTATGGCGATCCCGGGGAGCACTTCGCCCGTACGGCCGCCCTGGTCTCCGTGTTGTTTAGTTCCATCCTTCGCCGGCCGATCACGGCGGCCGAGTGGGGAATGGTCATGATTTTGGAGAAGCTCAGTCGCCAGCAGGGCAGACGACCGGCGCCTAATTCAGACAACGCGGTCGATGCGGCCGGGTATGCCGCGTGTTGGGCCGAGATCGAGGGTTGATCGATAGTATTGGCGATCGGCCGCAAACTGCGAGTTCTATGCTACGGTTGGGGCCGGCTACTAAGGCGGCCTGCGGGTTGGACACTTGGGTAGTTGGGCCGGCGAGACAAACTCCCTGTGGAGAATCGCCGG